TGATGCCGTCCTTTGGTGCTGACGCTGACGACTTACCGGCCCCGGTGGGAGATCACCCTGGGTTGGGAGCCGTTGAACAGGATTTAGCTTTTCTAGAGCGCATGGCTTCGTTTGTGTCGACGGTGAAAACCTTGGCACGCACTCATGCGAAGAAGATTGGCTGGTTCTTGGTAGCCGTTGTCACTGGAGTTGTCCTCTATTGCTATTTCCATCGCAAAAACCTCCTGAAGACTGAGTCTAAAGGTGGTAATCGCGGTAAGAATAAGCGAAATCGAGGTCCTCGCCGTCATAAAGGGCGTGCCTGGGTTGTTTACGATAAAACGGAAGACATCCTGGACATGTACCATAATGGCGAGTCCGTTACGCCGAAGAACGGACCTCTAGCTGAAGGGTATTGGACTTGGACCACTATGGTGAATGGAAGGCTCGTAGAGCACGAAGTCACTATTGAAGTTGGTTCTGCAGATGCTGCTGATTATGGAGGCCCCGAAGATGACCAATTTGAGAGCATTTGTGTTCGTGAAAACGATACTTTTGTTTCCAGTCTGCCTAATCGTGGGAAGAAATTTGAGGCTGGACCTGTGTCCGAAAAAGTTTACCAGTGTTCTGTTTGCAAGTACGAGATGGAGTGGCACAAGGTTCCCTTGTGTCCCTATTGTACGGAAAGCATTATGAAGGAGTTGGTTAAGCTTGCCCCTAAGCCGGAGTCCACGAAACCGAGTCCTGTGAAAAAGCAGGGCAAGGGAAAGACGGCAAAGCCGGATGGTCGTGAGGCTTTGATTCCGAGTTCCCCCAAAGTCGATTTTGGTCGTGTGCATGGTGCGCTTGGTGCTGTCCTGAACAAGGATGGTGTTGAGATTTCCCAGTGCATGGCCTGTTGGCTTGGCATTCTCGTGAACAAGCATGCTTATGATCAGGCTGAGTCGTTCAAATTTGGAGACAAGGTGCACCAGAAGACGGCAATTGCTTACGAAAAGGTTAGCGGAAACGCGGACTTTATTGTTTGCAAGTCGTATGATGGTGCTCCGAAGCATCTTTCTAAGAAACATTTTCAAGTCCCTGAGAAGGACTTAGATGTTACCCTGGTTTGTGCTGGCAAGAAGCATTCTGTTGGTAAAATCCTTTGTGCATCGGAACAAGGTGCATTCGGTACTCAGATGCGTTGCTCATGCTCATCAGAGGATGGAGATTGCGGCGGGCCCTATGTCAATTCCAATGGGTGTGTTGTGGGCATCCACTTTTCGGAGGGAGATAAGAAGAAGTCGAACTTGGCCATACCTGTGACCGAGTCCTTCTTAGCGCTCGTGCCAAAAAACTAGTTGAGCACATCGGCGCGCGATTCTTTGCGCTGCCGGTGTGCCGACCGTCGAGCCACGTTGTGCCGCTCGAGGTTTTAGGCTACGTGCCCTATCGCCCCGTCGGGAAGAGTCACTTCGTACCTATGCCCTTTGGTGTAAGGGGTGGTGACTGTGATAACGATAAGTATCTGCCGAGTGCAATGACTGTGAAAGCATTGTCTAAGTCGGTGACGAAAGCCCTAGATCCGCTTTGCTCGTATCCTCCGGAGAAGTACGATAAGATTTTCGTTTACCTCCGTAGTAGGTTGGCAAGTATGTGGTGGGGTGAAAACGTGACACCGTATGACGAAGCTGTAGCATTGTTGAACTTTGAGAAATCTGCTGGCTATCCTTACTACTATGATTGTGCTGATAAGGCTGAGGCCCTTCAGAAACATGGTGATGAGATTCAGTCAGAGGTGGGTGCTGTTGTTGCAGGTGAGGAGAGGTGGTTACCCTTCTCCCTGACCTTAAAAGATGAGTTGCGAACTCGGGAGCGTGTTGCTGAAGAGAAGACTCGAGGGTTTTCTGCCAGTGGCATAGTTCATTTGATCGCTTCGAAAATGATGTTTAGTAAGCAGAATGATAAGTTAGTAGTGAATTTTGGAAAACACCCTGTGACGCTCGGTGTCTCTGTACCCGGTCCTCAATTTGTGCGGGCAGTGCTGTCTTTGGGCAGCCGACGAAACTGCTATGACGCTGATGGAGATGGCTGTGATCAGAGATTTAATCTGGGCATCGCTCGAGTTATCCGTGAGTTGCGAAAAGCTTTTTTGCTGAAAGATTATCATGCATGTGTGGATTTGCTCTATGACGCTGTTTATGCGGGTGACGTAATTGCTCTCGGTGTTGTGTACCGAATGTTGCATAATAAGTCAGGCTGGGAAAACACGTCACATGACAATTCGCTTTACATGTGGGGCGTTTTATTTGAAGCTGTTGAGTCGCTTTCTCAACGAGAGTTTGAAGATGTTTGTGAGCTTTTAGTGAATGGTGATGATTTGGCTTTGTCTCTTGAGACTGAGAACCTCAGCATCAAGGATCTTGCGGAATACCTTGCGGGGTATGGAGTACGTATCTCCTATGATGTTGTGGCGCCTCGTTTCTGTACTGACATAACTTTTCTCTCTCACAACCTTAAGTACCGATTTGTATCAGGGTTCGGTGATATTTTGGTCGCCGCCGGCAATAGGGAAAAATTGGTTAGCTCCTTGCATTGGGTAAGGCTCTCGAAGAGTCTCACTTTTGAGGAATGTTGTTTGGCTCATTTGCTTGGTATTAGAATATGCTTATGGCCATGGCGCATTGACTTTTTGGAAGTTGAAGAAATCATCGACAATTTCTTGTCGGGGGTGTATTTGACAGAAAATATGTCTTTGTTGTTACGTGGTCGTTTGTCTGAGGTGGAAATCCTCAACTTGCATTTGCGACTGGAGGGGCGGGTTAATTTTTTACCGTCTCTCGCACACATGGAGGAATATGAGGTTGAACAGGTAACAACGTGCCTCATAAAAGATTTGTGTGTGAAAAGGTTACAATGCAAAAACAGCAGTCTAAACCTTCGAAGGCTCAGCGCGCAGCGCAGAGCCAACGTGACAAAGCATTAGCTAAACAACAGCTCGCTGGCAAACCCGTGAAAAGCATCCAAAAAGGTGCTCGTCCCGGGCGAGCTCGCGGGCCCCGTTCTGCCTTTGACGGAAATCAGAGGCAAAGTTCCGTGGCTGCAGCTTATTCTACTGGTCAGTCAAGTCAACCTCCGGTTATACAAGCACAACGAGATTCAACCCGGATCATTCATCGTGAATTGATTGCTAGTGTTGTCGGTTCTACTGCCTTCACTGTTGCAAATACTTTTGCATTGAATCCGGGTGTTGCTGCTACTTTTCCGTGGTTGTCAACCCAAGCGCAGAGCTGGGAGACTTATCGGTTCAACAAACTGCGCTTTTGTGCATACACTAGAACTGGCAGTCAGGTTCCTGGTTCGTTGATGTTGGTCCCCGATTATGATGCTGCAGATGCTGCTCCTTCAACAGAACAGCTTGCTTCGTCATACGAGGATGCTTCTGAGGATGTTCCCTGGAAAGATATTCACTGTGAGCTTCGGCCCGCAGCGATGCATTCTATGGGACCGAAGAAGTTCATCCGAACTGGTCCTCTTGCTGCCAATCTTGATGTGAAAACATATGACTGTGGTCAATTGTTTGTTTGCACAGTTGATGGCACTGCTGTGAATTGGTCAAAACTTTGGGTGGAGTATGACATTACGATGTATACTCCAACCTTGTTTCCACCTGCACTCATTGCTATTCAACAGTCAGAGAAAATTGTTGCTGCTGGTGGTGGAATTGCAAATAGCGAAGTCTATGGTGCAGCTCCAATCCACACCGGCAACATTGCCATTGCGACTGCAGCGTTCAACACTATCACTTTTAATCAGATTGGCCAATGGCTTGTTGAGTGGTTCTTTACGGGCACATTGACGATCATGGGAAGTGCTGGTGGCACTGTCACTCAAGTTGATGCTGCCACCACTGTTGGCAATGGAACAAATGCTGTCAAGTCCGTGATTGTTACAGTTACTGCTCCGGGAGCCACTCTCATTATGTCTGGGCCAACTGGTACTGTTACTGCTACTGTTGTTCGAATTGCGCCGTATTTGGCGTCTCTGGCTTAAGAAGAGCTGCTGAACTGTTGTTCATGAAGTTTCTTGTCCATTAGGTCCTGTTCGTACCCTGAAAAGGAAGTAGTTCCGGAATAGTTTCGACAAGTTGATAGTGAGCAACTTTTAATTTTAAGATTAAAATTCTAGTGTGTGTAGTTTGTAATCCTTTGGAACGAGCGCATATTAGGAGGCTTTTTGCATTAGCCTGAAC